TGCCAGTTGAGGCTGTCGACCATGCAGCCGGAATATATCGCAAAGCGCGGCACCTCGGGCATACCGGTCTCAACCGAGAAGCTCGGCAGTGCCCAGTTTCCCGAGCGAAACTCGTGGCTATAGGGGGCGTCAGCTCCCGTGGTTGTAGGGGCCCCAAATGCTGCCTTCAGCCAGAACCCGAACGCTTCCGCATCTATTGGCATGACGACATTGCCGTCCGCCGTCACTGCATCCTTGATCGGCGCCTGTGGATCACGCCCATAGCCCAAGAGTTCCGATGTCTGCAGCGGTTGCTCCGCCCCCAGCGAGGTGCTGGCGAAGGGCATTTTGGTAAAGCCGCTGACGGGCGGCGTGCCGTATGTGGCCTCGAACGCAAGCGCCATCTGCGCCCGCGCCCCTTGGGCTCGTGCCATGGTGTCTCTCCTTGAATTTATCTGGTCAGCCCAGCACGTCGGTGGTCGCGTAGTGAAGAATGATCGGAATGATCCCGGCTTTTAGGGACGCGGCCCCCTCGACTGGCAGATCCACCGGTTCAGCGGCCTCTGGCTCAATCCAGTCGCATAGTCCCCGCAATGTCCGGTCGGCGGCGATTACTGCGCCGACCTGAGCGGAGAGCGCGTCAAAGACGCTGTCACGGTTCGACGCTGACTGCACGATCACCTCGAGTTCGGCTCGGTGCTGGAAATGATAGGTAAGTGGCGACAATGTCACGCCGGGCTCACCCGGACTGCCGTCACGCAAGATCATCAGCCCCGCGGTTGGGATGCGTTCCGGCAGAACTTCTCCGCGCAGCACAGGCACATGCGGGATCGTGCTGAGCAGGTCCGCCAAAGCGGTCAGGATGGTTTCGCGTGCACTCATGTTTTTGCGTCCAGCCATTTCGCCACGATCAGGCCCGGAACTGCGGCCTGCGCGCGCTCACCGTCGTGTGCCAGATTGAGCCGTTTCGCGAGCTTCACTTGGGGCACAAGCAGAAAAATCGGCACCGTCGTCTTCCCGCGTCCAGTTTTCGACCGAGATGCCACGCCCAGCCCGCGACTGTTCAGCCGACCATCCGCGACCAACAGGCTTGGCCCCCGGCGGCGATAGATAAAACGCAGCCGCAGCCCGCGCCGGCGTTCCCATTCGCCAGGCGTGAGCGCCTTGCCGCGGGCGCCTTTGCCTGCCGCCGGCGTAGGAATGGCAAGCCAGAAGCCGTCTTTTGACCGGATCAGCGGGCCGGTGTCATGCACGCCGATGATATGAGGCGCATTGGACCAGACCAGTGCTGCAGCATCAAAGCTTTCGCCCGCCGCTGGATAGGTCTTGGACCGGATCGTGTTGGCGAGCCGTTGTCCAAGACGAGCACGCGTGACCTGCGCGCGCCAGTCCGACTTCAGGGTATTACCCGTAACGCGCATGGCAGCCGTGACTGCCTTTTCGCCTGCGAGGATTTCGGCTTGCATCGCGATGACGATGTCGCCCGCGACAGAGAGGTCGAGCTTCATGCAGGTGTTGCCTCAATAGTCCAGATCAGCCGCTCGCGATCACGCAGGGGTTCGCCTTGGATCAGGAAGGTTTCTTCGCCAAAGAGGATCTGCTCGTTGGGGCGGGGTGCGGGCAATTCAGACACGCGCACGTCGAAACGGAATGTTTCCGAGACAAGACGCGCCGCTCCGAACGTGGTCACATCATCATTGCGACGCGGGATAATGCGGATACGGGTGAACTGCCCTTCGCTGTCACGATGCCAAGCCTCATGGGCAAGGTTCGGATCAGCGAAGAGGGGATCGAGCGCACCTGCAAAAGCTGTCATGACGGCTCAGCCTCAATTGCCCGAGTGCAAACGGATCGCCATGCGGGGTCGCTTGTTGACCGGCAGGATCGAACTTTCGGTCATCAGATCAATCCAGCGGCCTTTGGCGTCGATCATCTGGCGCGCATAGAGTGGCAGACCGATGGTGTTGGCCGTCTCCAGCAGGTTGGCAGGGCCGCCATAGGTGGTGAAGGTATCAAATGTTCCCAGTGGAAAGGCGATCCCTTCGCCTGCGGGGATCAGACGTTCTGACGTTCCGTTCGAGAGGGTGACCGAACCGTTATATTCCTCGAACAGCATGCCCGCGAAGGGGAAGGCGCGGCGCATGTCTTCGCGCAGCGGCTGGCCGCCAGTGGCCGAGAAGAACTTATAGGCCTCTTCGGTCTTGGGATGGCTGATCAGCTTGTCGAAGAATTCTGAGCTGACCAGCGCATGCGCGGTGGTCATGGTCTCGCCCAGCAGGTTGTCTTCCATGGCGCGCAAAACGCTGCGGACTTTGCCCTGGACGTTGGTGCCAGCGGTGCCAAAGATGAAATCGACCGAGATCTTCTCCAGACCGAACTCGACAAAATAATCATAAAGCGTGGTGCCGGCCCCGTCCTTCACGATGCCGCGCAGCGCATTCATCTCCATGTATTCGCGGGTCTGGGCATGTTTGCGGCGCATCAGTGTCAGCTTTCGGTTCATCACCTCGACCAGCGGATCGGCGGCGTCCGACAAACCCAGCGCGGGCATACCCTGGATGTCAGCGGGCAAGATCACGTCGTCATGTGGGATCCACGGCAGCGCAAAGGACCGCATCGAGCGCTGTTCGCGGTTCCCAACAGTGGCGGGCGCACCCAGCGGCACGGAGGGCAGAAGGCTGAGAACGCCCTCGCGCTGTTCGATCACGATGGAGCGTTGGGTGACGCCTTGAAAGCGGAACAGGCCAATCTGGCCAAGGCGGGTGTAGAGGTTGGGCAGGATGTTGATGGCCTGCGTCATCTCGGCGAGCGAATAGCCGCCCGCGTCAAACGGGTTGCGGGTGATGGTCATGGGGAAACTCCGGGGGATTGAAGGGGAAGGGGGAATGTCGTGCGGCGAGATCAGGCTGTGTCGCGCGCAAGGATGCCCAGCGCTGCCAGCTGGCTGTGCTTGGTGGCAGTCTTCGCTGCGTCATCGACGGTGGCATCAAAGACCAGTGCTGCTTTCGAAACGATGGCGGGGCCGCGCACGATAACCAACCCCGCCGCATCGGCGGATGTGGCATCAGCTGCGTAGAGCAGAACAGCCGCTGCGGTTTGCGCACCATCTGTGCCACCTGAGGTCGCAAGCTTGTATTTACCGCTGGCGGTAATCCGGCCGAGCACGGCGCCAACGGGATAGGCGGCACCCGCTAGCAGGGTAATTGTTTCGCGGGTGAAGTTTGGGTTGAGCTCGTATTTCAGCAAATCGCCCATGCTGGGGGGCTGTCTGAGAACATTCATGTCGGGGATCCTTGTGGTCAGAAGACAAAAAGAAATCCCCCACCGGGGAGGAGCGGTGGGGGATCAGGTGGCGGGGCAACAGGCCTTGAGCGTGCTTCAGTGCCTGCTGCCAGCTGAGGCAGCCTTCTTCGCGGCAGCCACAATCGGACTTTCAGCGGTTTTGGGGAGAACGGGTGATGGTGGGGCCGCCACAATATCGCGGGCATCTGCGGCGGCGCTGGCACGCTCCAGAACCAGCCGGCGCAGGACTTCCGGTGCGGTGCCATCGCGCAGCGCTTTTGCTGCATCGATTGCGATGCCAAGGCGCCCCGCTTGCGCCGCAATATCGGCGATCTCCGCCGCCGCCTCGCGCATTTGCGCCGACAATTCTGCCAGATTGCTGGATTGCGCTGCAACTGGGACGGCGGCTGTCGTCGATGACGCGGGCAGTTGAGATGTTGTGGGCTGTGTGGCCGGAGTAGCAGGTGGAGCATCGGCGGCATCTGTTTCGCTATCCGCAGTGTCCATCTCGTCTGGCCCTGTGTCCTGTAGGCTGTCTTCGGGTTCGTTCTTGGTGGCCATGATTGCCTCCTGTCTGGGTTGAGGAAGGGATGCGCGCTGAGTGCGCACAGGTGGGAGCATCGGTGCGCTGAGCAGCATCTGCCGAAAGGTGGCAAAGCCGCGCGCCAGATCGGTGACTTCGTCAGCAAGACCTGCGCTCACAGCTTCCGCCCCGCGATAGGTTGCGGCCTCGGTCGCCAGTGCTGCCTCCTGGCTAAGCCTGCCAGCGCGGCCGGCAGCGACGGTTTCGGCGAACAGAAAGCGCAGCACGTCGATCTCGCGCTGGATGTCTGCGCGCACGCCCTCGGGCATTGGTTCATAAGGATTGCCATCGACCTTGTGATTGCCGGAGTGAATGAGGGTGACTGTTACCCCGTCCTGATCGAGTTGACCGCTGAGATTGGCATGCATAACCACGACGCCGATGCTTCCCAGCGCACCGGTGCGTGGCAGCAGGATGCGATCGGCCTGAGATGCCAGCGCATATCCCGCCGAGAAAGCGTGTTCAGCGACAAAGGCCCAGACCGGCTTGCTGCCCCGAATGGCGCGAATGCGATCTGCCAGATCGAAAACGCCAGCTACTTCACCGCCAAAGCTGTCGATGTCCAGCGCAATGCCGCGCACGGCCGGATCATTGGCTGCGGCCTCGATCTGGGCCGCGATCCCTTCGTAGCTGGTCTGGCCCGAGGATTGGCCGATCCAGCTGCCCCGGTGGATCAGCACGCCCGCGATCTCGATCACGGCGATGCCATCTACAACTGGGTAGGGTGCATCGCCATGTTGGCGCAGGCGCTCGGCGAGGTTCCCTGCAAGAATGCTAGCCCGGGCGGGTAGGGCGGCGATACCGGGTGCGTCGGTCACATCGCTGCCTGGCATTTCCAGCTGCCGCCCAAGGATGCGCGGCCCAAGGCCGGACAGAAACGCCATGGCTTTTGAGGGCTCAACAAGTAGCGGCGTGTTGAACGCGCGCGCGGCAATGCGGGCATGGAGCATCAGGATTGGTCCTCTTCGGTGCGCGACCGCGCTGTCACGTCATCGGCTTTGTCATCGCTGCCATCATCATCTTCGCTGTCGTCGTCGTTAACCGGTACCGCCTGTACGCCCTGTGCGGGCGAGCCCGGGCGGCGGAAATCAAGACCCAGCGTACGCTCGCGGGCCCGTTCGGCCGCAATCTCGCGATCAACCTGTTCGGCGTCATAGCCACGCTCGGCGATGGCTTGGGTGCGGGATTTCAGCCCCGCTTCAATCGAGGCGATTTCAGCATTGGCGTCTTTGAGCGGATCGACCCAATCCCATTTCGTGGGCAGCCAATCCGCAGTTAAAAGGCGGGACCGGTTGGCTTCATAGCCAGGCAGGACGAGCGCACCCGACAGGACCGCCGCATCCATCCAGCGTGCATAGACGGGGCGGCAGAGCTGATAGACCATAACGGAATGCTGCCAGGCTGAGACACGGCGGCGGAATTCGATCAGGGCGAGCCGTGAGTTCGAGAAGTTCCCCTTCACCATGTCATTGGCGATGTAGGGGTATGGGATGCCCAGTGCGGCCGAGATTTGCAGCAATGTGCGGTATTGGAATGGCTCATAAGTGCCACCGCTGTCAGCGGGCTGGCCCACGGTTACATCTTCACCCGGATCGAGCCGGACAATCTGGCCCGGGCTGATTTCTACCCCGGCAGGCGTTTCGTCATCCTCGGCAGGGGCAAGGGGGTTTTCCGGCGCAGGCGAGGTGACAAACATCGCATACATTGCCGCGACCTTTTTGCGGTCGAGCTCGGCATCGTCATACTGATCGAGCAGGAACAGCTTCACGATGGCGGGCGCGAGCTTTGAGACCCCACGTAGCTGACCGCCCTCGACAGGATCAATGACATGGATGACCTCAGATGCGGGCACACGAACAATCTCCCCTGCCA